GGCTGGTCGAGGAAGCCCGGAGGGAATGGACATGACCGATCGCACCCTCTACACCGGCATCCGACCAGCCAGATCACCAGCCCCACCAGCCCAGCGCAATCGCCGTGTCGAGCAGATGGGCGGGACACACGGAGGCGGCGATAGCCGAGCCAAGATTGACACGGTGTTGACTAGGCTTCACGCCTTGGGTTTCATCCTTGCCGAGCACGATCCGGACAAGTTGCGTGAGTGGCGGTTGTCGCAGATCGAGCAGCTACAGAGACTGGCAGAGTGGCGGGAGTCGCCCGTCACGTTTGGCGGTCTCAAGAAACCCAAGAAAGCTTGACGCCCTGGCGCCCGTCGCCCACAATCGACGCCGGAGGTGCCGACATGGACACACAAGCGGTGGGGAGTGAGGCGGGGAAACTGAGCGGCCACGACGTGCGGCGGGTGATGTTGCACGTCGTGCAGATGGGCATTGGGACCGGGTTGACCGTACTGGCGGAGAACCTCGGGCATCTCAATCTCGGGGTGTGGCAGCCGATCGCGGCGGTGGGTGTGACGGCGGCCATCGACCTGCTGAGGCGGTGGGCTACCAGTACGGCGGTTGTACCGGTGGGGCCGAAGCAGTGAATACAATCGTCGGCGTGGTGGTCCTCGGGGTCGCCCTCCTGGCGCAGGTGGCCCCCGTGCTGGCGACCGTGGCCGACGGCGGTCAGAGCGGCGCGGCTGTCTCTCCCGGTGCCGTGTTTGAGGCTCTGCGGGACGTGCTCAACGTCGGGGTGATCGGTGCCGTGATCTATGCCATCCGCTGGGCAGTGGTCAATCTCGGCCCGAAAGTCGTCGAGGCGGCGGATCGGCATAACAGCCTGATTGCCAAATTGGAGGGGGCGATTGACCGGCTGGAAGAACAGCATCAGATGACACAACGGGACATCAAAGAACTTCACCAATCCTGTGCGAACTGGAAGCCCAAACAATGACACCTGAAGAACTCGAAACCCGCCTGCAACAGGCCCTCGCGCTGTTGCCCCCCCCTGCCGGAATTCCCCCGGCATCGGTCAACCCGAAGGTGCACAAGGCGGCTGAGGACCTGATGGCAGGCATAACGGCCATCATCATCGCCATCCTACGGATCGGCCCCCCGTCGCCTCTGGTGCCGACCCCGCCCCCGCCGAGCCCGAAGCCATGAATTGGCCCCGCCTGATCACACAACTGCTGTCCGTCCTGTCTGGCCTGATCGCCTCGGGGAACCTCGGTCGCCTCACCACGGCCGACGGCACCCCCGGGGAACTCGCGGTCTGGGCTGGCGTCCCCGCGCTGCTGGCTGCGGCTGGCGGTGTGGGGCAGGCGTTCCTTGCCAAGCCCACGAGGGACGCGGCCAAGCCGGGATCGTCAGGGCATCGGGAGTTCTGCCAGGCGGTCTATCAGTTGGCATTGGCGTGCGAATGGCCTCGGCTGAAGGCTGTCGTCGATCAGTGGGAGAAGACCAACGCGCCGGAGCCACCCAAGCCGTGAGACTCTTCGCCCTCGTCCTCCTGCTGGCGGTCCTCGGGTGTGCTCCCGTGCGAGACTCCTCGCGCGACACGGTCCCCCCGCCTGCACAGGACGAGGTCGAGCAGGCGGCCCGGGAGTTTCGGTTGACCCTGTTCCGCGAACTCTCCCAGCGTGCTGCCCGGACATCCGAGACCGACCCGGGGGACTGGGCGTCAGCGGCTGAGGCGTGGAGAGCGGAGCAGATCGAGGCTAGGCGGGTGGCGAACGAGCGGCTGGAGCGGGCGATTCTCGACGCGGCGGGGGAACAGGACAAATGGGATCGGGAGCGATGGCGGAGTGTGCTGCTGAGTCTCTCGCGGGGGTGGCAAGGTGAGTGACCGCTGGACCGTTCATCATGGCGATTGCCGCGAGGTGATGCGGACTCTCGACCCCGAGAGCATCGATAGCATCGTCACCGATCCGCCCTACGGTCTGTCGTTCATGGGCAAGGGGTGGGACCACGGTGTACCCGGCGTGGAGTTCTGGGCGGAGGCTCTTCGCATTGCCAAGCCGGGAGCCCACCTACTCGCGTTCGGCGGAACGCGCACCTATCACCGTCTCGCGTGTGCCATCGAGGATGCCGGGTGGGATATCCGCGATTGTGTGATGTGGGTGTATGGGTCGGGCTTCCCGAAGTCGCACGACGTAAGTAAGGCGATTGACCGGGAGGCGGGTGCGGAGCGGGAGGTGGTGGGCACAATCAAAAAGACGCCAAGCGCCGGCGGTGACAACACAAATGGCGGATGGGTGCGTCCGTGGGCAGAGGGTAAAACCACAATGGACATCACCGCCCCCGCCACCGAAGCCGCCCGCCAGTGGCAGGGCTGGGGCACGGCCCTCAAGCCCGCCTACGAGCCGATCATCGTGGCCCGTAAGCCACTGCGGGGGACTGTAGCAGGGAACGTGCTGGAGTGGGGCACGGGCGGGATCAATGTGGATGGGTGCCGGATTGATGGGGAGCCATGGAAGCCAGTCACCGCAACGGGACTCGGAAGCGTCAAGTTTTTCACGGAAGGCGATACGCCAGAAATCGACAAGCATCCGCATGCCCTCGGTCGTTGGCCCGCTAACTTCATCCACGACGGCAGCGAGGAGGTAACCGATCTGCTGGGGGATGCGGCGAGGTTCTTCTACTGCCCCAAGGCGTCGAAGCGGGATCGGGATGAGGGACTGCGGGCGTTCGAGGAACAAATTGCCGGTGGGATGTCTGGGCGACACGATGGAACAATGGGATCGGTGACCATGTCCCGCAACCATCACCCGACCGTAAAGCCAACCGACCTGATGCGTTACCTCTGCCGATTGGTCACGCCCCCTGATGGGCTGGTACTCGACCCATTCACCGGCAGCGGGAGCACGGGCAAGGCGGCGATTCTGGAGGGGTTCAGATTTGTTGGCTGTGAGTTGTCCGACGAGTACATTGAGATTGCACGGGCGAGGATCGGACACGCTGCCGGACAGTCGAGACAGAAGGAGTTGGCCCTAGCATGAGTGAGCACGGTCTAGGCTGCCTTGAACCGTCATCCGCCGAAGTGGACCGGGTGGCCTTCGTCTGCAGTGCTCCCCCGATTGTCACGGGCGACATCCCCGAGACACTGAACGCGCGGCGATGGCTGCGGGTTATGAATCAGGGGCCGCGTAATGCGTGTTCTGGCTGTGCGCTGCAACAGGCCCTAGAGGAATCCCGGCTGTTCGATCTGGCGTTCCAATCGCACCCGGAAGACCTATCGGCCCGGTTCTCGTACATCGCGGCGCTGGACTGGGCGCAGACTCTCCACCGTGGGGACAACGGCGTATCGATCGAGGCCGTTGTGATGGCTTCGAGGGATACGGGGTCAGTGCTGGAGAGCGAGTACCCATACTGGCGGCAGGGTGAGTTGTTTGAGACCGAACTACCATTGCATCTCTTGACACGGGCGAAACTCCACAGGGTTCAATCCGTCGCAAGAGCCAACACTGGAGAGGAGGTGATCCAACGGCTTGGGGCAGGGATCGGGGCCACCGTGTTCGGCATGTATTGGACCACGGAAATGGGCGGGTACACAGGCGGCATCATCGAACGTGTCCCGGGTGGTCGGTCCCTCGGTGGTCACGCTGTCTGTGCGGTCGACTACGACCGGAGACGCGGGCTGATCTGGGTGGCCAACTCCCACGGCGAGCGGTGGGGTGATGGCGGCTGGTTCGCCGTGACGGTCGACACGATGACCGCGCTTCTGTCGCAGCCATTCGGGGCGTACACGGTGAGCGGAGTGCAGGGGTTCGCCCCCCGTACATTCCGATGGAAAGGATTCATGGCGTGAAAACGATCATCCTTTTAGCGGCCCTCGGTCAGTTCACGGACCCGGGACCAGTCCAGACAGGGGGAACGGGGACTACTCACCCCCGGGCACCGATTACAGCGGAGGGGGGTCAGTCATCAGCCCCCCTGATCGCGACGGCGCTCCCCCGAGTCTGGATGGTCACGAGCCCGAACTGCCCGCCATGTGCTGCGGCCGATGCGTGGATCGCCCAAAATGGCTTTCCGTTCGCGGTGACGAAGACCAACCCGCAGAATGGGCAATCAACACCCACTTGGGTGTTCCAGGGGCACGACGGAAAATACTGGCAGGTGGTCGGCTGGCGTGGCCGTGAGACGGTCGAGCAATTGGTTGCAGCCTACCGCGAGAAAAACCCCGTCAGTGAGCCTGTAGCAGCCCCACGGCGAGCCCCAGAGGCAGAGACGACCGTTGACACTGTTCGGCGATTTGCAGGGCGTGGCGGGCGGTTTGTGTTCGTTCCTGATCAGCAGCAGACGGCGACGGTGACCGACGGTGTCACGCTGCAGGTGGGGGAGATCCGGGGCAGGTACGATCTGAGCGGGCCGGAGCCGCGCATCACGTTCGACGATCCGACGCCTCGTGGGACGGTGACCAAGTTCGGTTTTGGGATCGGATTTCGTGTCAACGGGGCCGAGTACCGACCCACTACACGGACTGGGATCGTGCACACAAACTGGCGGCAGGTTGAATTCAAGGTGTTGGGCGAATGACCGTCAACGAACTCGCGGGACAACTCGAACGCGAATACTGGCGCAACAACCGGCATCGATTGGCGGTCGGCAATCCTCCCGGCGAGGATGAGACCGTGGCGGCAAATGCCTACCTGCCTACGCTGGCAAAGCACACAGCACGGGCTGGGGTGCGGTTCGCCAAGCGGCATCGCGGCAACCGATTGGATCAGACTCCCGCTGTCTCGGTGGTGCAGTCGGTGGTCCACGAAGCGGAGGCCAAGATGCGGCGAGACCCCGAGTGTGGTATCGTTCTTGAGACGATTGCCGCGCTTGTGATTCGGTCGCTGCTGGAAAATCTCGCGTGGCGGTTGGCTCTGTGGTTGTTGAGCGAATCGGCCCACGATGAGCGGGCGGACCTTCTCTGCAGAATGGAGGTAGACAATGCCTAACGTGTGGCCAGGCCAGCCGCTGGCGCTGCCGGTGTTCGACGACAACGCCAGCCTGTCGTTCACGGCGTCGACCGCGTTGACAGCGAGCACGCATCGGCATGCGGTCTGCGGCGTGGTGCCAAAATCAGGCACAATTAGCGGGATCGGATTTAGGTTTGGGGCGATCACGAAAGGGGCAACCACGGCCCTCACGCTGAGCCTGCAAGACACGAGCCTGACCGCTGGCCCTCCCGCACAGCCGGACGGGACGCAGGATCAAACGGCTTCGATCGGCAACGCTGACATAACAGCCAACACGTGGAAAACGATCACTCTCGGAACCAATCGTACGGTAACGCAGGGCGATCTGCTGTCTGTCGTGTGGGAATTTGCGACATTCGACGCGGGCGACTCGATCGCGTTTTCGCATCACACAGTGGGGACCGGTGCCGGGCCGATGCCACAGGAAACTTCGCCAGCACACTTCAACGGCACGACATGGGCACTCACCGCCAATTTGGCCAACATCCTGCTGGTCTACAATGACGGCACTTTCGGCACTTTCACCGGCGCACAACCAGCAGAGACCCTGACGAGCCGAGCGTTCAATACTGGATCGACTCCCGACGAGCGGGGCAATCTGTGGATACCGCACGCGGACATGAAGGTTCGGGGCATCGCCGCGTTTTACACGCCGAGCGCCAACGCCGATCTGGTGCTCTACGATTCGGGCGGCACAGCATTGGCAACAGTCAGTGTCGACAGCAACACGATCCGGTCGGCGTCGAGCCGTGTTTATCAGGGCGTGTTTTCTTCTGACGTGAGCGTGTCGGGAGGTAGCACGTATTACGTGACGCTGAAGCCGACGACGGCCACCAGCGTAAACATCATAACGATCGGCTACAACGCAGCAGGGCATCTAGAGGCGTCGATGATGGGCGATTCGTTCTACAGTGCGACCAGGACAGACGCCGGGGCATGGACGACTAACACGGCCGAGCAGCATCCGATCGGGGTGATCGTGTCGGAGATCGGGAGCACGGGCGGGGGCGGTGGCAGTGTGGCACTACCAGTGGCGAGGGTGATCTAAATGAGTCTCGGCGACTTCGACACTTCGAGCACGATCTACTTCAAGTTCACCACCTACCGCCCGAGCACGGGGGCACCGTTCACGCTAGCGGGGACTCCCGCGTTGAGCGTTTACAAGGACGCGAGCACGACCCAAACGACCACGGGCGTAACACTCACGGCAGACTTCGATTCGGTCACGGGGCTGAACCATGTGGCAATCGATACCTCGGATGCATTCTACGCGGCGGGGTCGTTCTTCGATGTAGTGATCACTACGGGGACGGTGGATTCTGTCTCGGCTGTTGGCACAGTTGTCGGGCGGTTCACGCTGCGGAAAACGGCCTGCCTGAAGCCCACGACGGCGGGGCGTTCTCTCGATGTTTCGAGCGGAGGGGAAGCAGGCATTGATTTCGCCAACATCGGCAGCCCGACGACGACGGTCAATCTGAGTGGGACAACGATCAGCACGACGCAGGCTATCACGAGCGTCTCGGGTTCTGTGGGGTCAGTCACCGGGGCAGTTGGTAGCGTGACAGGCAACGTCGGCGGAAATGTGGTCGGAAGCGTGGCCAGTGTCACGGGTGCAGTGGGGTCGATCAGCACGGGCGGGATTACCTCGGCATCGTTCGCGGCTGGTGCGATTGACGCGGCGGCGATGAACGTCACCGGCAGTGAGTTTACCGCCATCCCGTGGAATTCGGCTTGGGACACTGAGGTACAGAGCGAAGTTCAGGACGCCCTTGAGGCGAACCATCTCGACCATCTCTTGGCGGTGGCCTACGACCCGGCGAGCCCGGTGGGTGTGGCGGACTCGTTGTTCAACGATCTGGTTGAGGACAACGGGACGGGAACGACTCGGTTTACGACCGTGGCCCTTGAACAGGCTCCCGCCGGGGGTGGTGGCGGTGGTGGCACGGACTGGACGACCGACGAGCGGACGGCCATCCGTGCAATCCTCGGCATTCCTAGTAGTGGAGCAACGCCGACCGATCCAACCACGGGAATTCTTGACACGATCCGGGATTTGGTGGTTACGGTGGACACTGTGGCGGATCGGATCGAGGTGGACACACAGGACATCCAGAGCCGATTGCCTGCCGCGTTGGTCGGTGGTCGGATCGACGCCTCGGTCGGTGCAATGGCGTCTGGCGTGTTGACTGCTGCGGCGTTGGCTACCGATGCGGTCGGTGAGATCGCCGACGGTGTCTGGGATGAGCCGTACAGCGGTCACACGACGGCAGGGACGTACGGCGGGCGGATTCCTCGGTCACAAAACAGCAACGTCGAGGTGCAAATCACGGGTTCCGGACATGCGGCGGCTGACATCCATGAGCTACAGCCCGCAGTCATCGACCACACGCATTTTGCGGCGGGTGCGATTGATGCCAACGCACTGGCAGCGAGTGCGGCAAGCGAGATTGCGACGGCGGCTTACACGGGCCAGATGACCGAGTCGTATCGTGCTGCGGGCGTGGCCCCGACGCTGGCCCAAGCCATGTTTGAACTGATCGCACAGATGGGCGATAGGGACATCGTGGGCCAGACTCTGACACTGCACAAGCTGGACGGCACGGCAGCCAAGACCTTCTCTCTGAACGATGCCAACAATCCCACAAGCATCACTGAGGCGACATGAACGGCAGCCCGTCGAGTGTGATCAGCATGGGATATGGCTCCTGGGGAAGCCCGGGGCTGGTGCTGACGTTGGGCTACGGGATCGGTGCGGCGGCTGTCATTCGGGCCGGGCGGATTGAGTACACGGTTGCGGATCAGCGGATTGACTGGCGAGCCGAGCCGGGAATTGTGGGCTACTTGGCAACAGGCCAGCGGATAGACTGGAGGGCTGACAGGTGAGCGAATTGACGTGCAAACAGGTCTACACGCTGGCGAGATCAGAGCTGCGAGCGTGTGCGGTCGACCTCGGGGAGAGCACAGCAGGGCAAGAGACTGGCGTCCTCAAGGCAGGTGATACGGTTGCCAGTGGAACGATTGCGGTGAGCGACAAGCCGACAGGGGCGACTGATCCAACCCTTGGGGCGGTGTCGGTCAACGGATCGGCGACCTACGTCAACGGCAGGCTGTGCAGTGCAGGCGAGGCCGTGTCCTTCCAGATGACCACGGGAGCCAGCCAGACATTGGGGCGGTATGTGCTGCTGTTGAGTGTGACCACGACGAATGGCGAGACGATCAGGCGTCGGCTGTTGTTCGATGTGGGGGCGGAGTGATGCCGAGATTGCCAGACCCATTTAGGGCACGTGCCAAGGCGCAGGATGAGCAATCATGGGCCAGCAGGCAAACCGCCTCACGTGGATGGTACGCAAGCCGGACATGGTTGGCGTTGCGTACGCTGGTGTTGGTGCGTGATGCGTACATGTGCAGGGCATGTGGTGTGAGCACAGGGCAATCAGCCCACATTGATCACATTGTGCCACATGCTGGAGATTGGGAACGATTCACTGATGAGGCGAACCTACAGACGTTGTGTGCATCGTGTCACAGTGCGAAGACCGTGAGGGAACGCGGAGGGATCGATAGGTGAGAAAACCGATTAACCGAAAACGACATTTGCGGACCTGCGAACTCTGCCAAAGGCAATTTGCTACAGACAAGCCGCAGCAGCGGTTTTGCAGTGTCCAGTGTTCTACGGCAATTGGCAGGTTTTGCAGAATTCATACGTGCGAAAACTGCGGCAAGACTTTTCACCGAAAGAATAACAGTAGTCGCGATGCACTTCGGTTTTGCAGTCGCCAATGTGGCGGGACTGCGAAAAACCAGTTTGCATGGCGAGCCATTGCAGATGGTGCGATTGAGGTGCTTCATATGTACATGAAGCAAATAGAAAAGGAAAAAAGGCGGGACGAAAAAGCTGTGTGTACCGGATGTGGAAGAATAAAGAAAAGCATGATCAGCGGTCGCTGTAGTAGGTGCATTGAGCGTGGCAAGCGTGGGATTGTTGGATGTGCAAGATGTGGCCTCGACATTACATTGCCGTTGAACACGAATGGCACACAACCAAGAATCTGTGTTGAGTGCGATCTACAGGCCATGAAGAAGGCGAGAAAGATAATGAAGAAGAAGCGCAAGGCGCTGAAAAAGGGTAATAAGGCAGAATCAGTCGACCCGGTGTCCATATTTAACCGCGACAATTGGACTTGTCAGCGATGCGGAAAGCATTGCACAAGCCATAAAACCTATCACCCTGACAATGCCACACTGGACCATATAGTGCCGTTGTCGCGTGGTGGTCCCCATATCGAAAGCAACTTGCAGACCATGTGCCATTTGTGCAATGCACAAAAGGGCAATCGAATGGAGCATCTGTTGTGATCATGCAGCAACACGCCCGACCCCCCAAGGGGTGGGTCACTTTTGTACAGTGGATACCTTGCGAAC